CCGAGATACATCATCCAAGGGCCGGAACAGGGGCTGGGAGACGCGCAAGCCACTGGGATGCTATCCCACTATGCCCAGAGCATCACCGCGGCAAGACGGGGCTGCACGGCCTTGGCACGAAGGGCTGTCCCAAGCACTACGGCTACGACGAGGCGGATCTGCTGGCCGACACCAGGGAGCTTTTGGGGATTAGGGTAAGTCCCTAGAAAATAATTGGGTTTGCCTCTGGTGCGTTGTAATTTGCTGTTACACTACCTTCACTGTCAAGCAATAGTGCAAGACGGCCAACAGCGAAGGAACAGCGAACATGATCACCACTACCCACAACATCGACGAGCTTGGCAACCTGCTGGCTCAGATCAAGACCTTGACCTCTAAGGTTGATGCCATCAAGAAGGACATCAAGGAAGAGGCCAGCCTCTCCGGTCAGAAGAAGTTCGAGGGCGATGATTACGTTGTCACCTACGTTGAGTCCAACGTGTCCACCGTGGACTGGAAGGCCATCGCTAAGGCCCTCAACATCCCTGCCGAGCTTATCGCGCAGCACACCAAGACCTCCGCCCGCTACACCGTCAACTGCGACGCCAAGTAATCAACCGGGGGCTTCGGCCCCCACAGGAGAACACCATGCAATACGCAAATCATTACGGCTACAGCGACGTGACCCCTTACGAGGTGGTGCGCCAAATCAGCGAGCAGACCATCGAGATCCGCGAGATGGACGCGGTGTTTGACGAGTCGGTCAAGCTGGAGTGGGCACCCGGCGGCTTTGCTGGCCACTGCATCAACCAGCGTGACCAGAAGTGGCACATCACGAGCAACCCCGAAAACAACATCATCCGCATCCGCCTGGGCAAGCAGGGCTGGAAAGACAAGCATGGCCGCAAGTTCGGCCTGTCGGACAAGCCAATCAAGTTCTACGACTACAACTTCTGATCATGAAAAACACCGAGTCCCAGTACATCAATGCCGGCTACCGGCTTGAGAAGGCCATCATTGACGGCAAGCCCGACACGGCCATCATTGCGAAGATGCAGGGCATCCGCCTGATGCTTGAGTCCGAAGCAATCGACGAACACGAGGAGGCCCGCCGCCTTGTCGAGCGGGGTCGCCAGGAGGCTCGCAGTGAGACGCATCGCTGAGAAGCCACTGGCCCAGTACCACCCCCAAGTAGGTGATCTCTGGCGCAGCCGGCATCAGGAGCCGGAGAGCGAGGAGTTCGACAGCCTGCCTGATTGGATGATTACCGACCCGATACCCCAAGAAGATCTGGCCGACATTGGCCGAATCATCGGTGAGTGCATAGATGGAGCTCTCACCAATCGTGAGATGCTGATGATCCGCATGCGGTTTTGGGGTGACCTCACACTTGAAGAGTCAGGCATCAAGATGGGCGTCACCAGGGAGAGGGCTCGGCAGATAGAGATGAAGGCCCTGCGCAAGCTGCGTAACCCGGTCATCAGGGCCAAGCTGCGCGATTACAGCCTGTGGTCTAACTGGTTTGACTGGATTGGCCGTAACGGCTCAGAGCGCGACAAGCGCAGGGCCCTCATACTGCGAAGGGCTGAATACCCGACAAATCGATGGGGCTATATCATTGATCTGTAACTTCAGATTACAATGTCCATCACTGCAACACGCAGTAAATCAACAGCGAAGGAAAAAGCGAAATGTACGAGTTGGAAATCAAGTTCATCAACGATGACGGCGAAGTGCGCTACCGCCCGAGCCCCGATTACGCAAGCGCCCTGGCCCACGACCGTCTGGCCTTCTGCTCTGTCTGCACGCAGGTGCATGATGACATCGGGCCAAACTTTGCGTATAGATATTGCCCCGACTGCAAGAACGACACCGTCTTCGGCCATCTTCATTTCGACAAAATTGTTTAAGGAGCGACACCATGCAAAGCGAAAAACTTCTCGATTTCTCCATCGCCGTCAACGATGCCCGCATCTTTATTGATCCGCACGAAGATGGCGTCTGGATCTCAATGGCTGTGCGTGGCGGCAGCGCCTATGCAACGATGAGCAAAGATCAGGCACGCGAGATGGTCGCGGCTCTGATGCTGGTGATCGAGTCCGACTGATGTGGCCCTTCCCGCCGTTCCCAAACCCCTTGGATCGGCCTGGGCAACCGCCTGGGCCTGATCGGTTCAACCCTGCCGAAGACGACTATGAGCAAGCGCCGTACTGATGCCAAGCGCATCACGCTGCCGGTGTCGCAAGACATCGACAAGATCCGCGACAGGCTTGAGCGCGACACGGGCGTGCGCATGACGTACACCCAGACCTTTAACTTCTTGGTGCATTTTTACGTCCAGCGGGCGAACGAACCGAAAAGTAAGTGGAGGGCTTTGGAATGAGCATTAAAGCAATGAAGCTGGCTGCTGACAAGTTGGAGATTGGGTTGGCTTATCCCGGTATGCGGCTTTATCACGACGACATCCGTGCAGCCATCGCCGCCCTCCGCGCCGCCATCGAGCAGGCTGAGAAGCAGGAGCAGGATGGGGTTGGCTGGCTTCGAAAAGACGGGGGCTATTTTGCCCAATCCGCAGCACAGCAAGAAGCAGTGCTGGCCGAGCGCGAGGCGTGTGCGAAGGTGGTGGAGGCCAGTCCATCGTATGACTGGCATCGCTTTGCCTGTGAAGCTGCCGCCGCCATCCGAGCGAGGGGGCAAGAATGAGCAAACTCAAAACCTTGACCATCCCTGATCACCACAAGGTGCAGGCCAAGGCGGTGCTGAACGAGGCTGCCGATGAGCAGCCCGACTCTGTGATCGTGCTGTGCTTCTGGAAAGACCGGGGCCAGTTCAAGATCAAGACATCGACAGTGCCTGACCGGCTTACCCTGATCGGTGCGCTGGAGGAGGCGAAGAACAAAGTCATTACGGATGGGTATGCATCATGAAGCCGTTGAGCAAACTACACGCGGAAGCCGTTGCCAAGGCAAAGACAGACGATGAGAAAGTCAAAGCCGCAGCGGTTGCCATGATTGAAACGCCGATGGAGATGATCCGCGCCATCTTGCTCAAGCACGAGCAAGCGGTCATTGAGGTGATGAAGGAATTGTCTGAGGAGCGTGATCGTGCGCTTGAACTACTGCGCCAAGCAGAGACAGAGATGCGCTACGCAGGATGGAACAAGTACGAGACAGACAACAGCGCCCGCAACGGCGTGTACGAGCAGATCGTGGGGTTTTTGAAATGAGAACACACAAAGACAAGCTACAGGCGCTGCTGCACTACCTTGAACTTAACACTGTGATTGCCACGTACCGCCTGCGAGCCGAACAGTTCTATGACATGGATGACGAGGTAACAAGTTGGGAATATTTGTTCCGCTGGGTCAAGGCAAAGGACCAACGCGCTCAGATGTGGACATGGTTCCAGGACGAATATTCAGACGCCGTGATACTCAAGGAGGGATACTATGAAACACACAAATGACATCATTGCAATGGCGCGGGAGGTTGGTTTTGTTGCATACGGCGAGGACGCTGGCGAATACCGCATACCGACACCCGCTTTCCACACTCGCCTTGAACGCTTCGCCGCTCTTGTCGCAGACCGCTGCGCCGAGATCGCATACGAAGCCGAGCCGTTCTATTCTGCTGACCTTATCCGAAAGGAGTTCAATTGTGAAAAACGGTGAAGAAGGACTGATCTGGGAAGTGCTGGCAGCCGTATCGTTCTTCGGTGCAGTCCTTCTTGCGTGCTTTTTGTAACCGAATCGAAACCCAGTCGAAAGCGAATCGGTTATAAAAATACTTCGTAGCATCTGTTGACACACGTTGAGTCGGGCGTATACTTCGCTCCGTTGCCGTAGGAAGCGACAGATGAAGGCCGTTTACTCATGCTCCTGCCCTTGGTCAAACAAGGGTTCCTACCGGGAGCAGCAGTAAACGGCTTTTTTGTTTCCAGTGGTAACCGCACATCATGCGGTACGTCGGTGGTGATGAATGCGAAACCCCGTGACACGAGCAAGCCAGAGCGGGGGCGGTGGGCGAATCCCAGAGCCGGGCGGTTGAAAGAAGTCTGGGATGCTGTCGAGGAATGGCTCCATACGGCAGGAAAGCGGGCCCGTGTCTCACGGTATGGGCTTGCTATGCTCAGAATTCCACCACCGGCAGTCGAAATCGGTTAAAATGGCAAGGCGGGCGAAGCTCCGAGAGCGCATGCGCCGGTAGGGTAGTAGTCCGCACCAACAATCAAGCGAGTCAACAGCGAAACGAAAGCGAAGAGAAACCGATTCGGTTTCGACCGGTGAACCGCCGGGAAACATCAAACCTCAAGGAGAGAGAAATGGTGAAAAGGATTCTTGCCGCTTTCGGCATTGCACTCGTAACGACCGGTGCTTGGGCTCAATGCTCTACGCATACGATCTTCAGCGGTAGCCGTATGGTGACATGCACGACGTGCTGCTACGGCGGAAACTGCACGACCAACTGCTTCTGACCATGCCGCGCAAGCCCCTAGAGGCCCCTCAGAAGGCCGAAAAGCCGCGGGCTAAGGGTAAGGTAGCCCCAGAGCCGCAAATCGCCCAGGAGCCCGCAAAGAAGAAGATGGGCAGGCCAACGATGTACACCCAACAGATGGCAAGCCTCATCTGCCTGCGAATAGCAGAAGGGGAGAGCCTGAGGGAGATCGTAAAGACGGAGGGGATGCCAGAGCGGACTACGATCTATGAGTGGCTGCTCAACAAGCCCGACTTTGCTGACCAATACACTCGCGCACGGGAAGAGCAGGCTGACACCCTGGCCGACGAGATCATCGCCATCGCCGACGAGCAGCCCGAGATCATCCCGGTGATCGACCGCCGCACCGGGGAGTTGATCGAGCACAAGCTGGACGGGGCCTTCCTTCAATGGCAGAAGAACCGGATCGACGCCAGGAAGTGGACGGCCATGAAGCTCAAGCCCAAGAAGTACGGGGAGCGGGTGGCCCTGGCCGGGGATGCGGACAACCCGATCAAGGTCGAGGCCGAGGTGCAGGCTGAGAACCTGCTTTCGGCGATGCTCAAGAACGTCGAGCTCAAGAAGCAAGTCGATGACTGACGTAGCCGAGATCCTCGCCGACCCCCAGGTGCAGGCGAGTCTCAAGGCGGTAAAGCCGGAGGTAAGGCTTGCCTGGGCATGGCGCATGAACTGGTTCCAGGCCCAGCACAAGCATCAGGTGCTGCCGCACGGGGACTGGTGGTCGATCTGGCTGATGCTCGCTGGCCGCGGTGCCGGCAAGACCCGGACTGCCGCAGAGCAGATCGGCTGGTGGGCTTGGGAGAACCCCGGCACCCGCTGGCTGGTGGCCGCCCCGACATCGAGCGACGTCCGCTCCACCTGCTTTGAGGGCGACTCCGGCCTCATGACAGTGATCCCGTCGGCCCTGATCGCCGACTACAACAAGGCCCTCCACGAGCTCAAGCTGATCAATGGGAGCTTGATCAAGGGCATCCCGGCGTCGGAGCCCGAGCGTTTCCGGGGCCCGCAGTTTCATGGCGCTTGGTGCGACGAGCTTGCGGCCTGGGACTATCTTCAGGACGCATGGGACCAGATCATGTTCGGCGTCCGCCTAGGCACCCGCACCCGTATCATTTGCACCACAACCCCGAAACCCAAGGATTTGATCGTCGAGCTTGTGGGCCGGGAGGGCGACGACGTGGTGCTGACGACCGCCTCGACCTACGCCAATCTTGCGAACCTGTCGGACAACTTCAGGAAGCAGATCCTTCAATATGAGGGCACGACCCTGGGCCGCCAGGAGATCTACGCCGAGATCATCGACCCCGAGGAGGGCGGCATCGTCAGCCGGGACATGTTCAAGCTCTGGCCTGCCGGGCGGGCCTTCCCGAAGTTCGAGTACATCCTCCAGTCCTACGACGTGGCCACCAGCGAGAAGGTGCAGAACGACCCGACCGCCTGCATCACGTTCGGCGTGTTCAAGCCCCTGGACGGCCCGATGAGCGCGATGGTGATCGACTGCTGGCAAGAGCGAATGCAGTACCCGGATCTGCGCCCCAAGGTCATCGAGGAGTACGAGACCGTCTTCGGCGAGGGCAAGGACAAGAAGCGGGTCGATCTGCTGCTGATCGAGGACAAGAGCGCCGGCATCAGCCTGATTCAGGACTTGCAGCGGGCGCACCTGCCCATTCGCGCCTACAACCCAGGCAAGGCTGACAAGGTGCAGCGCCTGAACATCGTCTCCAACATCATCGCCCGTGGCCGGGTCTGGATCCCCGAGTCGGACGCCAGGAAGGGCTACGTCAAGGACTGGGCCGAGGGGTTCGTGAGCCAGATCTGCTCGTTCCCCGAGACTACGCACGACGACTACGTCGATGCCTGCACCCAGGCCCTGCGGTATCTGCGTGACGCCGGCTGGCTTGAGATCGACCCGCCTCCCCGCGATGACTGGGACGACGAGGATTACGCCGACACCGGCAGGCAGCGTAGGGTTAACCCGTATGCAGTCTGAAGCGTCATGGATGTCCATCACTGGCGTGACCGACTCGGGCGGTCTGGTGACCCACGTCCTGCCGATTGACGACACGCACGAGCACGAGCTCTCGTCCGATTGCTGGTGCGAGCCGTACCTCGACCACGAGCATTGGGTGGCCACGCACCAAAGCGCAGATGGCCGGGAGGCGTTCGAGAGCGGCGCGAGGAAGCCTTCATGACCTACGGCTGCCACAACCGCCCGGCGTTCAAGCGCAGCCACTTCGCCCAGGACGGCTGGTGGGTTGACGGGGTGCAGCGCATTGCGAAGCTGATCACCGTGCCGTTCAAGATGGCCGAGGAGTGCCAGTACACGCTGACCGACCTGGGCAAGGCTGACGAGCGATGCCAGGGCTGCAAGCACAGGAGGGATGTCCAATGATCAACGTGTCCGCAACTGAGGGCGTGAAGTTCGCCAAAGTGAGCCAGTGCGAGAACCGGCTTGAGTTGCTGGTTGATCCGGGCATGAGGTCAGACACCATTGAGAAGTGGGCACACGCTGCGGTTGATCACTGGCTTGCCTCAAGGGTGGACTTGACAAGCCCCGGCGTTTATGATGTCGGCACTGTGAAGGGGTCTGGGCATGGCTAAAACCGGCGCGATTGCAAAACTTGAGGCGATAGCCAAGAATCGCTCGTCCGCGAAATCTCTCAAAGAGTGGGCGGATGCCGGTGGTGATGTTCCCCTGAGCTACAAGGGCCGCGAGCATGTTTGGGCCAAGAAGGTCAAGAAGTTCGCAGAGGGCGGCGGAGTCAGCAGGGCCGCTCAAATAGACGGCAACGACTTTGTGCTGGCCGCTCAAAAGCACGGCCTCGGTCAGGACATCGGCACACTCAACAAGATGGTCGCGCTCGTGAACAAGGGTGCCACTGTCGAGCAGGCCGCCCGCGCAGTCGCCCAGGGCGGCAAGGAGCGCAACCTCCAGGCCGGCGGTATCGCCAAGCTGGCCAAGGCCCTCAAAGGGACGCAGAAGGCCGATGACGCCGCCAAGACTTCCCTGGGTGAGGTTGGCAGCATGGTGTCCAAGATGGGCGAAGAGGAGCGTTCGCCTATCATCCCCATGCCGAACCGCTGGTTCTTGCAGCCTGACAAGTTCCCGCACCAGCAGAAGATGGTCGAGCGCGTGCTTGAGCGCACTGGTCTTCGGCGCGAGGACTTTCCATCGGGTGCGTTCGTTGACCCGCGCACTGGCGAGGTGCTTGACTCCCGCATCATGAACGAGCTTGGCGTGGTCATTGACCCAAAGACCAACCGGCCAATGATGTCGGCAAAGGGCGAGTCGGGCATCGAGCGCATTGATCCGAAGACCGGATCGTTTACCAGAAGCAACTTGGTTCGCAAGGGTTTGTTCAAGCCGGAGGGCGGCGACCCGCTGCTCAACGACCTAAACTTCCTGGCAACCATCGAGAAGGGCGATGTTGGTCACAAGTACGGCTTGGCCACAGAGTACGCAAGTCCCGCGGAGCTTTGGAACACCGGCACGGGTGCGAACCCCACGCTTCGGCCAAGGAGTCGTGGCGACCTGTTCGGCGTCGGCGACGTTGTCGGTCGAGTTCGTGTTGGCCGCAGTGAGCCGCACGACGTGTACGAGAAGCTGTTTGTCGCGCCCAAGGGCTCTGACGTCCAGGGCGTCAAGTTGAGCAAGGCCAAGGGCGGCGAAGTCCACATGAAGAAGGGCGGCGAACCGCTTGATCCGCGCTTTCGCACTGCTGGCGGTGACCCGCTCAATGAGTTCGTTCCCCCTCGCTACCGCAGTGCTGGCCGCAGACCGGAGTCGCAGAACGACCGCGAGGCAGCAGCCAACATCCCGGTGGCAGTCGCCCGTGGTCTGGTGTCCGGCACCTTGGGCCTGCCTGGGGATATCGAGTCCATCGCCCGCCTGCCGTATGAACTGATCACCGGCAAGGATTCCCCAACGATCCTGCCGACATCCTCGGACATTGAGAAGCGCCTGCCATTCCGAGGGGCAAGCCAGACTCCCGCGGGGCAGTTGTTCACTGGGGCAGGCCAGTTGGCTGGCGGGGCATACACCGGGCCGCTGTCTGGTGCCAGGGCTATGATGGCTGTGCCAAGGGCCGCGGTGAGGGCTGGCCGAGACTTCGTGCAGTCTGCTGGTCAGACCGTTTCCCCGCTGACCGTGTACCACGGCTCCCCGCACAAGTTCGACCGATTTGATGCCAGCAAGATCGGCACTGGCGAAGGGGCGCAGGCTTACGGGCATGGGCTGTATTTGGCTGAAGCGCCTGGAGTTGCGGAGGATTACCGAAGAGCCCTTGCAGGCAATAAGCTGACATTTGCTGACGATGCAGTAAGAGAGAGCGCGACAAAGTTAATGCCTTTTGGGTTTGAAGACCCCGTCGCCGTGATGAAGGGTGCATTGGGTTTGAACAACGATGTCGCCTCTGCCATCAAGACATTGAGGGGCGGTTACGATAAAGATCCAAATTTGAAGGCTCATGCAAATCATCTTGCGGATTTGCTGGAAAGCGGTGCTGTACGCCCAGAGCGTGCCGGTCATGTCTACACCGTAGACCTCCCCGACGAAAAGATCGCTCGGATGCTGGACTGGGACAAGCCCCTGAGCCAGCAGCCCGAAGTGATCAAAGCCCTCAAGGGAACAGACTACGAGGTCGGCATGAGCCAGAGGGAGGCCGAGAAGGTCGCCGATATGCGCTTGCGCCAGGAGGCCGATGAGTGGGCAGAGATGACCGGAGGTGACCCGGTTGACTACTCCAATAATGTTGACTGGGAGAAATATGTTGATCAGGTTCGCAAGGAGTCCGGCAGCATTGACAGCAGCATCACCGGCAAAGACCTGCACCGCATGATCATGCGCGATGAGGGCTACCGCCCTGAACTGTTTGATCCAGAGAACTATCAGATCGGCACCAGCGAGGCTCTGAGGGGCTACGGCATCCCAGGCATCAGATACCTTGACGCGAGCAGCAGGGATGCAGGTAAGGGAACCAGCAACTTCGTGGTGTTCCCAGGCGAAGAGGATGCGCTGACCATCCTTGAGCGCAAGAAGGAAGGCGGAGAAGTGAAGATGGCTGATGGCGGAGCAGCCTTTGGCCGCTACACCACCGGCAAGAAGTACCAGGGCGCTGTCAAGCGAGCCAAGGAAGCGGATGTCAACACCCTGGCAGATCCACGCACCTACGCTGCTGTGATGGGCCTGCTGGGCAGCGCCCCTGACCAGCTTGGCTTTAGCGTGATGCACCCGGACTACAAGGGCATTCAGAAGGCCGGCGGCGAGGTCAATCTATCAGGTGGTGGTTTGTCAAAAATTGCCACAGAGGCCATGTCCAAATTAAAGGGCGTGAGAAAAGAATTCGTTGACAAGGTCGCTGAACAAGCTCGGTATCAAAAAGAAACGGCACATATACCAACGAAGGATTTGCCGAGTTTTGAAGAATGGAAAGCCAAGCAGATCAACGTCACTCCTGAGAACATTGAGCAGTTGAGGAAAGAGACCGGCAATCGGGCCGGCGGTGAAGTCAAGATGCAGGCAGGAGGGGCGATCAAGACCCTCAAGAACCTGCTCGGCGGTGGGTCAAAGGCCGAAGATGCAGCCACCGCAGCGCAAAGGGCTGCTGCTGGTCGCATGGCCGCTGACGTTGCAAAGGCAACCGAGCCGATGAAGATGTCCGAGGCCCTCGGCAAACTCAACGTCGAAGGCAAGGGCAAGGTCAAGGTGACCCAGTCTGACCGCACCCGAGTCGGCGGCGGCAACATCGGCGGGGCCATGTTCCCTGGCCTGTCTCAGGTCGATCCCTTCTATCAAGATCTCGTCTGGGGCGTGGGCAAAAAATCAACCGGCAGCGGCCTGATCAATCAGTCTGACGACCTGACGTACTGGTCAACCCTTCTCGGTTCCGAGGATCAGCTTAAGAGCAACCCGATTGTGTTCAACAAGCTGCGTTCCGGATTCGTTGACGCCATGAAGCAGGGCAAACTGTCAAAAGAGCTTGAAGACAAGATCAACAAGAATCTCTCCGTGACCTTTGGCGAGGGTGCTGACATCCGCGACCCGAAGATTTGGCAGAAGGCAGACACCTTTGACAGGCGCACCGCCTTGGCAGATGTGATGCTTGGCCAGGGCCTGCCTCCCAGCAAGGGTGGCGTGCCGCTTGGCGGCGAGAAGAGCGGCAAGGGCGTGATCTTCAAGCCTACGGACGTTCTCAAGCGCGAGACTGAGCCGATGCTGCTGCATCCAGAGCACGGCGGGGATGTGCCGACGTTCGCAGTGGGCCCGAGGCTTTTCCAGTTCAGCGGCGGCATGCAGGTTCGCCCCGACTTGCACCCTGGCTTCCCCGTTTTGCTTGAGGGCCAGGACATGGGCATGGTGTTCCGCCCGGCCCCTGGAGAGATTGCGATGCGAGACTTCACTGAGCGCATGGTGAACGAGCGTGGTCGCAAGCCCGGCTACTATGAGTGGACAATGGGCGAGAGGGGCAAAGGACTGCCATCTCAACTCATCACCGACGAATACCTCACCTACCTGCAAAAGCGGGGCTATGCAGATGGCGGCTCGGTTAGCGGCCTATCCGTTCTTGAAAAGGTTTGACCTATGGCTACAGAATTCCCCATCGATCCCGAGTTTGGCCGCTTCATTGGAGGCGAGCCTCAGGATCAAGACGATGAGCAAGGCGTTGTCGTTGACATGCCGATGGAAGACGCAGAGATTGAAGAGCTTCCAGACGGCTCGGCCATCGTCCGCATGGACAGCAAGGGGCCGATGGAAGACCAAGACTTCTACGCCAACCTCGCTGACAACGACATCATCAGCCCGATTGACCTCGACAAGATGGCCTTGCGCTACATCGAACTGGTCGAGAAGGACAAAGAGGCCCGCAAGCAGCGCGACAAGCAGTACGAAGAGGGCATCAAGCGCACCGGCATGGGCAATGACGCGCCTGGGGGAGCCAATTTCCAGGGCGCATCAAAGGTTGTCCACCCCGTAATGGCCGAGGCCTGCATCGATTTCGCTGCCAGAGCCATCAAAGAGATGTTCCCGCCGGACGGCCCGACCAAAACCAAGATTTTGGGCGACGTGACCGAGGACAAGAGCGCATCTGCCGAGCGCAAACGCGACTACATGAACTGGCAGTTGACCGAGCAGATCGAGGAATTCCGCGACGAGCAGGAGCAATTGCTCACCCAACTGCCTTTGGGCGGCTCGCAGTACCTCAAGCTCTGGTACGACGAGAAGAAAAAGCGCCCCTGTGCGCAGTTTTTGCCTATCGACAACGTGCTTTTGCCATTTGCGTCGGCCAACTTCTATACCGCCCAACGGTTTACTGAGGTCGATGACATCTCCGAGTGGGAATTCAAGCGCCGGATCGAGTCGGGGCTGTACAAAGACACCGCCTTGACCCGTGCCACGATGGATCCGGAGCCAACCGCGTCCCAAAAGGCCACCAACAAGATTGAAGGCAAGTCCCCGAACGAGAACGAGGACGGCCTGCGCCGGGTTTATCACGTCTACACATGGCTGGAACTCGACGACGACCCGATTACGAAGGGCGAGAGCGCCCCGTACATCCTGATGATCGACGATTTGTCGTCAGAAGTGCTCGGCCTGTACCGCAATTGGGAAGAAGGCGACGACACGATGACCAAATTGGACTGGGTCATTGAGTTCAAGTTCATTCCCTGGCGTGGAGCCTACGCCGTTGGCCTGCCGCAGCTTATTGGAGGCCTCTCTGCGGCCCTTACGGGCTCTCTGAGGGCCTTGCTGGACTCTGCCCACATCAACAACGCTGCAACGCTCCTGAAGCTCAAGGGCGGCAAGATTTCCGGGCAGTCCCAAGAGGTCGAAGTCACCCAGGTGGTGGAGATTGAGGGCGCTCCTGGCGTCGATGACGTGCGCAAGCTGGCCATGCCCATGCCGTTCAACCCGCCCTCGCCGGTTTTGTTTCAGCTTTTGGGCTGGCTGACCAACGCAGCCAAGGGTGTGGTGACCACAGCCGAGGAAAAGATCGCCGATGTCGGCCAAAACACGCCGGTCGGCACCACCCAGGCGCTGATCGAGCAGGGCGCAGCGGTTTTCTCGGCCATTCACGCCAGATTGCACGAGTCCCAGGGCCGTGTGCTGCGAGTTTTGAGCCGGATCAACCGCTGGTATCTCGACGACATGCAGCGCGGCGAGATCATCGAGGATTTGGACATCAAGCGCGAGGATTTCATGCGGATCACCGACGTGATCCCGGTGTCCGACCCGCACATCTTCAGCGAAACCCAGCGGATGGCCCAGACCCAGGCGGTTATGGCCATCATGGACAAGAACCCCGACATTTTCAACAAGAGGGCGGTGATACAGCGGTTCCTCAAGCAGATTAAGGTGCCCGGCATCAACGAATTGATGATCGACGTTCCCGCTCCGGTCAAGCAGGACGCTGCCAACGAGAACGTCGCTCTGTCCATCGGGCAGGCGGCCTTTGCCTACCCCGAGCAGGATCACCTGGGCCACATCCAGACCCATTTGGACTTCGCCAAGAGCCCGATTTTCGGCTCCAACCCGATGATCGCGCCGACGTACCTGCCCAAGGCGATTGAGCACATCAAGCAGCACATCGTGCTGTGGTATCTCAACCGCATGAACGGCTACGTCCAGAAGGCCGCGGGGGACAAGCTGCCCGAGTACGAGTTGCACAACGATCCGAAGATCATCGACCGCATGTTCGGTGCTGCATCGCAGCATGTCGAGATGGATGCAGAGCAGACCCTCCAGGGGATTTTGCCGGTCGTGCAGCAACTCATGCAGAGCTTGCAGCAGTTCAAGCAGCAGCCCCAACTGCCGCCCGAGGCCAAGGTTTTGCTCGACACCAGCATGGCCGAGACTCAGCGCCGGCAGGCCCGCGATCAGGCCGAGATGCAACTCAAGGACAAGGAGTTGGCGGCCAAGATCCAGATGGACATGCAAGAGCTCCAGCAGCGCCAGCAGCGCGAGATGGAAGAGATGGAGTTGAAGCTGGCGATTGCCAAAGGCGACAACGAGATGAAGGAACGCATCGAATCAGCCCGCCTCACGCGAGATGCGGCCAAGCTCAATTTCGAGCAGGTCAAGGCTGTTCAACCCCAAGGAGGCCAATATGGCTACGAGTGACCAAGAGCAAAAAGGTATCAACGTGCCCCAGCACAAGCGTATCGCAATGGGCGAGAAACTTGACGGCTCAAGCATGCAACCCAAGGGCCAAACCGGCTCCAAACCACAAGGAGGTCTGCAACAAGCGAAGAAAAAATGAAAACCATCGGCGACCTGATTGGTGGCATCAAGTCTAGGCAGGCTGAAATAGCCGCGTCCCTCGCTGCTGGTAATGCGGCGAACTGGGAGGCTTACCACCGCATGGTCGGACATTTCGCGGGCTTACAGGAGGCCCTTGACATCCTGAACAACCTGATGAAGGAAGACGATGAACATGAGTGAACCGGTAGCTTTTGACGAAGCTGAGTTGGCTTGGGCTTTTCCGAGCGTAGACCCCGGTGCTAAACCTCTTGGCGGACGCATTCTCGTGCAATTGCGCCGCACCAAAAAGAAGGCAACAAGCGCAGGGATTATTTTGGTTGAAGAGACTAAAGAAACCGAAAAGTGGCAGAACATGGTGGCCAAGGTCGTCGAGATCGGTCCGCTGGCATTTAAGCATCGGGACACGATGCAGGCATGGCCAGAGGGGTCTTGGTGTTCCGTGGGCGACTACATCCGCGTCCCCAAATGGGGCGGTGATCGCTGGGAAGTCAAAGTCCCCGGCGATGACGATTTTGAAGATCCGGCACTGTTTATGGTTCTGAACGATCACGAGGTGATTGCAAAGCTCACTGGTGATCCACTTGCAATGAGGGCCTTCCTGTGACTACAGAAAAAGCACAAGACCAGAACGAAGAAATTGCAGTCGTTGAAGAAAAGGACGGGTCGGTCACCGTTCAGCTTCCCAACGACATGGAGTCCCCCGACGCTCAAGAAGAGCAGGCGGAGGCTCATCAAGACGACGGCGGAGATGAGGATCATCCCGACGATACCGATGCCATCCGAGAGGCCAGACGCAACCGTCGCCGGGCCAAAAAGGATTACATCAAGCGCACCAACGAGGAAAAGGACGCCAAGCTGCAACTGCTTGAGCGCCAGAACCGCGAGTTGATGGAGCGCCTGTCTGTCGTGGAGCGCAAGACCCACGGTGCCGATTTGGCTCGCTTTGAGAAGGCCATCGAGGACGAACAGTACCGCCTCCAATACGCGCAGCGCAAAATGCAGGAAGCCACCGATAACTCGGACGGAGCCGCATTTACCAAGGCGCAGGAGATGTGGTACGACAGCCGCCGCAAACTTGAGGCGATGCAGAACTACAAGGAACGCGCAGCACGAGCCGACACGCAGGAATCTGCCCCGGCAAACCCCAAATTGGTCAGGCTGGCCAATGACTGGATGGAGCGCAATTCTTGGTACAACCCCGATTCCGGCGACGAGGACACGGCCATTGCCAAGGTCATCGACCAGCGGCTGGTGTCCGAGGGTTGGGATCCCGCAACAAAAGATTATTGGGATGAGCTTGACAACCGCTTGCAAAAGCGATTGCCACACCGTTATACTCGATCACAAGACGAAAGTCCGTCCAGAAGGAGCCCTCGTAGCTTTGTGACTGGGTCGAGTCGTGAGTCAGCCGGAAGAGGCGGCGGCAACGAATTTGTTTTGGAGCCTGAACAGGTCCGAGCAATGAAGGAAGCCGGTTTTTGGGATGATCCCCAGAAACGCAGCCGGATGATTAAACGATACGCCCAAGACGCACGCAACAAAAGGAGCTAAACATTATGGACACACGTCTCAAAAAAACTCTCAACGCTGGTGGCCGCGAGAATCGATCTTCGCAAGATCAGACCCGAGCCGCCCCCGAAGAGAAGTTCATGTCAGCGCAGGAACGTCGAAAGATGTGGAGCGATGAGTGGACACAAAGTGCGCTGCCAAAAGTTCCGGAAATGCCGGGATGGCACCTTTGCTGGTTATCGACGACCAATGGATACGACAGCATCGATAAGCGGATGCGACTCGGCTACATACCTGTTCGCGCAGATGAGTTGCCTGGGTTCGAGAATTACCGCGTAAAGGCTGGAGAGGATATTGGGTTTATTGCGTGCAACGAGATGCGCCTGTACAAACTTCCGATGGATGTTTATCAGGACATCATGCTGCAAATGCACCATGAGGCTCCTCAGGACGAGGCGGACAAGATCCGGGTTCAAGCTGAGAATCTTCAGGGCGCACGCGATAGTTCGGGGAAATCCCTGGGCGCTGTCGAAGGCGAGGGTTTTGGCAACATCGACCGAACTGTTAGAACCCCTGTATTCCAGGGATAACCAAGGAGTAAGACTATGTCTTCAAGTAATGCTCCGTTCGGCTTGCGTCCTGCGTTCCATCCCTCCGGCTTGGATCGCGCACAGGCGCTGGCTAACGGTATTGCGTCGGCTTACAACACCGACATTCTGAAGGGCCAACCGGTCAAGCTCAATTCGAGCGGCAATCTGGTTGTTGCTGCTGCTGGCGATGCCTTCCAAGGCGCTTTCGCTGGCGTTGAGTTCACCGACACCACTGGTCGTCGTCGCGTCTCGAACTACTGGCCTGCCAATACGGCATACCAGACCGGTTCGTGCGTCGCCTATTTCTACAACGATCCCAACATCGTTTATGAAATCCAGGCTGCCGGCTCGCTGGCTCAGACCTCGATTGGTGATATGGCTGATCTGTCCAACACCACCGCTGGCTCCAACGTGACCGGCCTGTCGCAATGCACTCTGTCCACCACCCTGGTGGGCGCAGGCAACAGCGCACAGATGCTGATCCGTGATCTGGCTCCCTACCCCGACAATGAGTGGGGCGATGCGTACACGATTGTGCGCGTAACCATCAACGAGTCGCAGTTCAATGCGTCCGTGAACGCAATCTAAGGAGAGTGAATCATGGCCGCTCCGATGCGCAGTACCGACTTTCGGTCAATTGTTGAACCTATCCTGAACGAGTGCTTTGACGGCGTGTACGATCAACGCACTGACGAGTGGAGCCGAGTGTTCCGCGAGCAGGAAGGTATTCCCCGTAACTACCACGAAGAGCCCGTCCTGTACGGCTTTGGCGCTGCCCCGCAGTTGCCTGACGGCACCCCCGTCAGCTACCAGCAGGGTGGTGTGCTGTTCCTCAAGCGATACGTTTACAACGTGTATGGTCTGGCCTTCGCGCTGACCAAAGTGCTTGTTGAGGACGGCGACCATATCCGTATCGGTCAGGTGTACGCTCGTCACCTCGCCCAGTCGCTGATCGAGACCAAAGAGACGCTGTCGGCCAACGTGCTGAACCGCGCTTTCAATGCCTCGTATCCTGGCGGCGACGGCGTGGCTCTGAACAGTGCTTCGCACCCCATCGTCAACGGCACCGCCAGCAACCTGCTGACCACTGCCGCCAACCTGTCTCAGACCTCGCTTGAGCAGATGTTGATCCAGATCCGTCAGGCTGTGGACAACAACGGCAAGAAGATTCGTCTGGTGCCCCGCCAACTGGTGGTCGCTCCTGGCAACGTCTTCCAGGCCGAAGTTCTGCTGAAGTCCGTGCTGCGTGCCGGCAACGCGAACAACGACATCAACCCCATCAAGTCGATTGGCTTGCTGGACGAGGGTGCCGCTGTTATCTCGCGTCTGACCAGCGCCACCGCATGGTGGGTTCAGACCGACGCTCCCGAGGGCATGAAGCTCATGATGCGTCGTCGTCTGGAGAAGACGATGGAAGGCGACTTCGAAACTGACTCGATGCGCTACAAGGCCACCGAGCGTTACGACGTCGGCTTCACCGACTGGCGTGCGATGTACGGTACCCCCGGCGTCTAAACCTAAGCGGGGGCCTCGGCCCCTGCTCCATTAAGGAGTAAGACAATGGCACAGACCTACTTTGGCAGCACTGTCCGCGCTGGCTCTGGGACTCTGACCGATACCGTCGACGGCGGTTTCACGGTTCTGACCCAGACCACCACGGTCACGACCGCAGCCGCAGGCACCGCAACCAGTGCAACCCTGACTCTCCCCGCTTCGTCCCAGATCATCGACTTTTATGTCGATATGGTTCAGGATGAGGTCGTGGGAGGTGGCACGGCCACTGCAATCGCAATGACTATTGGCACCGCTGCGGCTGGGACACAGTATGTGTCTTCGACCGACATCTTTGCCGGTGGTCGTGCGGCTTTGACTTTTACCGCAGCCCAACTGGCGGCGATGGCGGACATTGGCACCAGCCAATCCGTTGTCATCACCGTTGATCCCAACGGCACGATCAGCACGACCCAGGCGATTGTTCGTCTGACGGTTGTGTATGCTCAGAAAGTTTGAGGCGAATCATGGGCCAATTCAAGCCAATGGTCAAAATGATGACCACTGAGCCTTCGGTTGAACTGAAGCTCAAAAAAGGCGGCAAGGTTGAGAAGAAGATGCAGATGGGCGGCATGCCCGGTGCAACTCCTGCGATGCCTGCTCGTGGCGGAATGATGCCTGCCCGCGCCCCAATGAAGCCCTCTATGGCCGCTCGTCGTCGTGCGATGATGGCTATGCCCGCTGGTGCCGCTCCCGCGGCTCCGGTTGGTATGGCCGGTCGCATGATGAAGGAAGGCGGCGAGTCCAAGTCCATGCACCAAGCCGAGATGAAGGCCATCAAGGGCCTGAAGTCTGAGATGCAGTCCCACAAGGACAAGCCTGCGTCGAAGGCCCACAAGGGTCTGAAGACCGGCGGCGTGGTCATGGGTCAAGGCGGCTACAAAAAGGGCGGCATGGTCAAGATGGCTGAGGGTGGCGTTCCCAAGAGCGGCATCATCAACACCGAAGGCCAGGGCGGCAAGTACCGCGACACCCTGATGCACACTGCAAAGCCTGATCACTCCCCGGCCAAAACCGGTGACGTGAAGCTGGGCAACGGCGGTGGCTACGCTACTGGTGGCGTTGCGAAGTCCAACGGCGGCGGCTATCGTAAAGGTGGTGCCGCAAAAAAGGGCTACGCGGCGGGGGGAGTTGTTGATAGCGGTGCCCCCGTCGCTATGCCGCAGGGCCGTAAAAAGCCGAGCACTCCCGTGAGCATCAACCAGCTTTCTGGCACCTTCAAGAAAGGCGGCAGTGTCACTGCTGCTGAAGGCCGCTTGCAGAAAAACTTCAAAAGCGAGAACGCTACGGCCATGAAACAGGCCAAGGCGTACTCCAACGAGGTCTACAGCAAGTACGGCAAGAAGATGAACGAAGGCGGCAAGGTTGACTTGTCCAAGGGTGCTTACGACGCCGCGATTGGTCCGACCAAGGAAGAGATGGACATGGCCAAGGCCATTCGGTCTATTCCCCGTCGGATGTTCGAGGGGGCGAAAAGTCTGTTCGGTCAAGGCAGCGTCACCGAAGCGGAGCGTAAAGCTCTGCAAGGGGCGACGGCAAAGCCTGCCGGCAGCGTCACCAAGACAGAGAAATCTGTCACGGTGGAGCCCGCCAAGAAGCGCGGTGGTTTGGCGACGTGCTGAAACAAGGTGGGGGCTTCGGCCCCCGCTTTTGATTGGGGAAACAAATGAAAGTCCAAACCGTAGCCCGCACCGGCACAGGTTCTACTGATGCGGTGGTCATCAACACCAACGTGACCCCGGTAAATATTGGCTTTGCGGTCATCGTGACCGGCACGGTCAACTATTCCGTCCAATACAGCTACGATGATCCTGGCGTTGGCTTCACGACATGGTTCGATGATGCCACGATCACCAGCAAGACTGGCAACGAGGACGGCTCAATCAACTTCCCGATTACTGGCTTGAAGGTTCTGGTCAATTCTGGCACCGGTACCGTCACGCTGAAGGTCGTTCAGGCGGGGATCGCCTGATGGCCACGACCATCTCCTCCATCACGAGGCAGGGCACATTCGAGCCCTTTGAGCTTCAGGTCTCTCGCGGCCAGATCCAGGGTCACCGCAACGTCACCGTTTTTGGTTTCAACCCAGACGTAGATACGACTCAAGTCAGCGTATGGCCGCTGCCCAGTCTGATCACTTTCCCCGCGGCTGCCTTGCAGATGACCGTAAGTTCGACGAGCGCAAACGATACGGCAGCAGGAACTGGCGCTCGCACGGTTGTTGTGCAGGGTGTGGACGCAAACTACAACGAGGTCACAGAGACCGTCACCCTCAACGGTCAGACCGCAGTCACGATGACGGCGTCTTTGCTGCGCGTGAACTACGTCTACGTTGGCACCGTGGGGTCGGGAAATAGCGCCGCTGGCGACATCTACATCGGCACGGGCACCGTGACCGCAGGCGTTCCTGCAACGACCTACGACATCATCAAGTTTGACTACAACAACACGACGACGGGCAGCTATACGGTGCCTGCCGGGTACACGGCTTATGTTTCGCAGGGCCTTTTCTCGACGGGTCAGGCTGGTGGATCCAACCCTGTTCAGGGTCGTCTTTTGACCAGGGGCGTGGACAACGTGCGTCGCACTGCCGCAATCACGACCATCAACAATGGCGTGGCCAACTACGTTTTTGAGTACCCGCTGGCCATTCCAGCGAAGACCACGGTTGAGGCAACGGCTATTGGGGCTTCGAGCAACAACTCCGTCTCTTCAATGTTCATTCTCTTGCTTGTCAAAGAGGGGCCGTGATGCCTGCAAAGTCTCAAGCCCAGTTCCGCCTGATGAAGGCCGCGGAGAACAATCCCAAGTTCGCCAAGAAGGTGGGCATCAAGCAGAGCGTTGCTGCTGAGTACACCCAGGCCAACAAGGGCAAGAAGGCCTATAGCAGCCTGCCAGAGCGCATGAAAGAGGGCGGGGTATCCCTTGCTGTGGGCCGAGGCGAGAAGATGCCTGTAGAGCGTGGTGCTGGGCTGACGGCAAAAGGCCGCGAGAAGTACAACCGCGAGACGGGTGCAAATTTGAAGGCTCCGCAGCCTCAAGGAGGCTCCCGCAGAGACTCTTTTTGCGCGAGAATGGGTGCCATAGCAGAGAAGAGTGAGAAGGGCAGCCGCTCCCGCGCCTCCATGAAGCGTTGGAATTGCCCCGGATGGTGAGGTAAAGCATGGCCTACTCGGGAACCGTTGGCACGACTGTCATCCAAGTCCAGACCCTGATTGATCACGGGGCGCGTCGCTGCGGGAAATTGGCCGAGGAGTTGACCTCTGAGCAGCTTTTGAGCGCCAGGGAGTCGCTGTATTTTCTGCTGTCGAACCTGATCAACATCGGAATCCAGTACTGGGCCATCGACAAGAAGGTCTACGGGGTCCAGGCGGACAAATACGTCTACAAGCTGCCCCTGGGCGGCAATGATGTGCTCCAGGCCCTGTATCGCCGCATGAATCGGCCCTCCGGCTCCTATGCGACGAGTGCCGGCGGCAACGTGGCCAACGCATTCGACAGCAACATCGACACGATTTGTACCCAGACATCCGCAAACGGCAACATTTCGGTCAACTACGGCACCGACAACCCGGTTTATGTGGGCTCCATCGGCGTTTTGCCTGGGGTTTCGGGCAATTTCAACGTCGTCTTTGAGTATTCGGCTGACGGAATTACTTGGAGCACCCTGCTTGCGCCTGGGGTGACCGCCTGGGTCAACAATGAATGGCTTTGGTACGACATTGAGGCCGGTCAGACGGTGCAGTACTACCGGATCCGCGAGACCGGCGGCAATACGCTGTCCCTGCGCGAGCTTTATTTCGGCAACAACTCGACCGAAATCACGATGGCTCGCCTGAACCGGGACGACTACACGAACCTGCCCAACAAGAATTTCACGGCCAACCAGCCGTTCCAGTATTGGTTCAACCGGACGATCCCGCAGTCGGAGATTTATCTCTGGCCGGTGCCGTCTGACCCCTTCGTGCAGATGACGGTCTGGTATTCGCGCCAGATCATGGACGTTGGCGACCTCTACGGCGAGCTTGAAGTGCCGCAGCGGTGGTTTGAGGCCGTCATCTTTATGCTGGCCCACCGCATGAGCCTGGAGTTGCCTGGGGTGGACACCGCCCGCATCCAGTACCTTGAGGGGCAGGCCGACAAGTATTTGGGACTGGCCGAAGCCGAAGAGCGCGACAAGTCGCCGATCTACTTTGCACCAAATATCAGCGTGTATACGAGGTGATCCATGCCGATCTTCCTCGACACCCTCGGCTACTCGGACATCGCAATCGCGGTATGCGACCGCTGCAAGATGAAGCGTCCGCATGCGGTAATGCGCAGCGATCCCAATTTCCCAGGCCTGCAAGTGTGCGATCAAGGGTGCGCCGACAACTTCGACCCCTATCGCCTGCCTGCTCGCAAAACCGAAAGGATAACGATTCGGTTTCCAAGGCCTGACGTTTCGGTTGCGCTTGACCCCAACGACTTGATCACAACGGGCAATAATCAGTATGTGATTTCTACCGAGCAGAACACGCAAACGCCAGAAAATAATGGCAATCTCGACGGCATTGAGGTATAGAGCATGGCCAATGTAACGATCACTCAACTGCCTGCGGCTGGTCCGATCCAGGGAAGCGAGCTTGTTCCAGTCGTCCAGAATGGGCAGACCGTGCGCACGACCGCATCTGCCCTGGCTGGATCTCCGGTTCAAACTCAGACGTTCCTGACGCTCAATCAAGAGCCGACCCTGGTCAACAGCCGTGCGCTTGCCGGCGGTACTGGTATCGGGTTGGTCGACGGCGGTGCGCTCTCAACGCTTCAGGTCACGCTCAATGGCACTTCTGGCGCTCTGGAGAGTGCTGGTACAGGGGTCATTGTCAAAACCGGCGCTGGGGCCGTTTCTGCCCGTTCTGTGGCGGTTTCTGGCACCGGTCTGGCCATCTCCAACGGATCTGGTGTTTCGGGCAACCCGACCATCTCCTTGGACGGGCTGATCTCCAACATCGCCCAGGTTGGCGGCACCGGCCTGCTGGCAATCCAAAGCGGAACGACAGCCGGCGGGGTTCTGATTGCAGGGACCGCAAACCAGATCGACGTGGCCAACGGCAACGGCTCTGGCGGAAATCCGACTATCTCTCTGGCCAGCGACGCGGTGTTTCCGGGCAATGCCGCCATCACCGTTCCCCTTGGCAATACCGCGCAGCAGCCTGTCGGTGCGGATGGGCAGTTCCGTTTCAATACGGATACCCAAACCTTTGACGGATATGCCTCCGGATCTTGGCGGCAGTTTTCTCTGGCTGGTGGCGTCACGAGCTTTAGCGCCGGCTCTACCGGCTTTACCCCGGCGTCCACCACTTCTGGTGCGGTGGTGCTGGCTGGTATTTTGAACCCGGCAAGCGGCGGTACTGGCATCAACAATGGCTCGTACACCACGACCTTGGGTGGCAACGTCAGCACAGCAGGCGCGTTTTCGACCTCCGGCAGTTACGCCGTAACCCTGACGGCCACCGGTTCGACCAACGTCACACTGCCCACAACGGGCACCCTGGCAACGCTGGCCGGCGCAGAGACCCTGACAAACAAGACGATGTCGGGGTCGCTCAACACGTTTTCGAGCATCGGCAATGCCAGCCTGACCAATTCGAGCGTGACCTTCAACGGGGTCACCGTGGCCCTTGGAGCATCTGGAACGATCACAGCCGCCACTACGGCTGCTTTGACCGCAGGCACGGGCTTGCAGTTCAACTCCGGCACCACGTTTGACGGCTCTGCTGCCAAGACCCTCAGTATCGACAGCACTGTGGCCACCCTGACGGGCTCGCAGACGCTGACGAATAAGGCAATCAGCGGTTCGGCCAACACCCTGAGCAACATCCCGAACGCGGCACTCGACAACTCGTCGGTGACCATCGGGACGACCGCCATTTCTCTGGGCAGCAGCAGTCTGACTCTTGGTGGGCTGACATCGGTGGCGGTGACGCAAGACCCCACATCGGCACTGCAACTGGCCACCAAGCAGTATGTTGACGCCGTTGCAGAAGGTCTGCATGTGCATGCCTCGTGCGCTGCGGCCACACCCAATACCCTGGCCTCGCTGACCGGCGGGACGGTGACCTACAACAACGGCACCGCTGGTGTCGGAGCGACCCTGACCCTGTCGGTGGCCCTGACGATTTTGGACGGGTACACGCTGCAAAACGGCGACCGTGTGCTTGTCAAGAACGAGGCGACCCAGGCAAACAACGGCATCTACACCTGGGCGACCGGTGGTACGGTTCTGACCAGGGCGACGGACTTTGACACCGCGGTTGAGATCGCTGGTGGTGACTTTACGTTTGTCTCAAACGGCACGCTGTATGCCGATACCGGCTGGGTTCAGATCGATGAGGTTACCACCATCGGCACAGACCCGATCATCTGGCAGCAGTTCTCCGGTGCGGGGACGTACACCGCAGGCACGGGCCTGACGCTTGCCGGATCGCAGTTCAGCATCACCAACACCGGGGTGACCGCTGCGTCGTATGGTGGCGCGGCCTCGGTTGCGACATTTACGGTCAATGCTCAGGGTCAGTTGACCACCGCGGCCAGCACGTCGATTGCAATTGACGCGAACCAGATTACCACTGGGACGATTGACAGCGCACGGATCAGCGGCTCCTACACCGGCATTACTGGGGTGGGCACACTTGCTGCTGGCGTCTGGAACGCAACGGCGATTGGCGCGGCTTATGGCGGCACGGGCCTGACCACCTACACAGCCGGTGATCTGGTTTATGCGTCCGCAACGACCACGCTATCGAAGCTGACCCTCGGAACAAGTGGTCAGGTGCTGACCGCGGGAGCATCTGCTCCTCAGTATGTCGATCAAAGCACTTTGTCGGTCGGTTCTGCAACCAACGCAACCAACGCGACGAATGCAACAAACACCGCCATTACGGCCAGCACAACCAATGCAGCGCACTACCTGACGTTCGCTTCTGCCACTACAGGAAATCTGCCCCAATTGGTAAACTCATCGATAACCTGCAACCCCAGCACAGGCCAAATTACTGGCGGCGTTGCTGGCGGCTCATTCTGAGGAAGCAAAATGGCCCAGACCGGATACACCCCAATTCTCATCTACGGAAGCGGCACCGCTTCTGCTGCGCCATCTGCTGGCAACTTGACGACCAGTGCAAACGGCGTTGAGCTTGCCCTCAACTACACCGACGGCAAGCTGTTCTACAAGGACAACGGAGGCGTCGTTCAGGTCTTGGCCGGCAAGGGCGGCTCCGGTGTTGTCGCAGGATCGAACACGCAGCTTCAGTTCAACAACAGCGGCGTTTTTGGCGCATCTGCAAATTTGACATGGAGCGGCACGGTACTTTCGACGACCGGATTTACCGCATCTTCTGATTCGTCCTTCACATCGACGGGTGCTCTGACCATCAGCAAGGGAACGACTGGAGAGCGTCCCAGTGCTGTAAGCGGGATGCTGCGGTTCAACACCACGACGACCGAGTTCGAGGGCTACAACGGCACTGCATGGGCTTCTGTCGGCGGTGCGGCTTTGAGCAATGACACCTCGACCTCAACAAATCTGTACCCGCTTTTCGCAAATGCAACGAGCGGATCTGCCTCGACGCTGTACACAAGCAACGCCAAGCTGCTCTACAAGCCATCGACGGGCGAGTTGCAGGCATCTGCTGCGGTATCGACAAACGGTCTGATAATCAACAGCACGACGGTGTCTGCCAGCTACACAATAGCAACCGGTCAAAACGCTATGAGTATTGGGCCGATGACCATAAACTCCGGCATCACGGTGACCGTATCTTCGGGCCAGCGTTGGCTGGTTCTGTAAGGAGTAGAAATGAGCAAAGTAGCAATTTCGGGTGACGGAAGCGGAACCGGCACGTTCACCATCACGTCGCCAAACTCAAACAATAACCGGACGATAACGCTGCCTGACAGCACCGGCACGATTGCTCTTACGTCGGATGTTTCTTCTTTTCCGTCTGGCACGGTCATGCTCTTCGGGCAGACTTCTGCCCCGACCGGATGGACAAAGGACACGACCAACTACAACAACTCTGCCCTTCGGGTTGTGACAGGCGCTGCCTCAACCGGCGGATCGGTTGACTTCACCACTGCGTTTGCATCTGGGTTGTCCGCTGGAGCCACTACGTTGACAACCACGCAGATTCCGAGCCATACGCATACTTTTACTGGAGGAGGTGGTGGCGGTGGTAATGCTTTAACTTACTCGTGTAGTGGCGGTGGTAGTATCAATACTGGCGCAACTGGTGGCGGCGGCTCCCACACCCATACGCTTCCCAGCTTTGCGGTCAAATATGTGGATGTGATTCGTGCAACAAAGGACTGATGCATGAAGCTCGAAACCAAATCCAATTGCCCCTTGAATGGGTTTAAACCATGCAAGCAGCTTGAGTGTGCGTGGTTTATTCAAATCCAAGGCACGAACCCGAGCACCGGGCAAGATGTAAACGAGTGGGGATGCGCCATTGCATGGCTTCCGATCTTGACGATAGAAAACAGCCAGCAGCAGCGTCAAACCGGCGCAGCGGTTGAATCATTCCGCAATGAGATGGTGAAGTCCAACGAGGTCAGCCAACAGGTTTTGTTGCGGGCGGCAAACGCAAACATGGTTTTGGAGAACAAGCAATGAGATTGACCATCATTCCTGAAGACAAGGCCGTTTACAAAGACGGGGTAATGAAGGCGTGGACCGCACCAGAATTGGACTTGTCTGGCTGCGGCATCCCCGCAAATTGCCATGCCTTGCAGTGGTACGACACCTACGGGGAAATTGAGTTTGATCCCGCCCAGCCGGGTCAGCCCAAGCCGCCCAATGAATCCATCACTGCACTGCCGCAGTGGGCCTTCAATTGTGTTGCTGTGTGGGACGCATGGGTTCCAGCGCCCCCACCGCCCGAGGATCAACCAACGACCACCGGAGCACAAACGCTGTGAACATGCTTGCCCCTCGCTTTAGCGTGACCTATGACGGTGCGGTACTGAACGTGTACCACGCCGACAAGGGCGAGGGCTTGCCGCGTCACGAGCACATTTATTCTCACCTGACCATGTGCCACGCAGGATCGTGTATCGTGCGCAAAGAAGGCAAAGAGTTGGTGATGACCAAGGACACACAGCCGGTCAATTTGATCGGCAGTGAGTGGCACGAGATTGAAGCATTGGAAGACGGCACGGTTTTTGTAAACGTGTTTTCTGAAGGAAAGTATTGAGGAGCAACCATGACACTGATTCTTAATGGTGACACGGGCCTGTCTGATGTAGACGGCTCTGCTGCTACTCCTGCCATCAGGGGTACGGATTCCAACACCGGCATCTTTTTCCCTGCTGCTGACACGATTGCGTTTGCAGAGGGCGGTGTGGAGTCTGCTCGGTTTGATAGCAGCGGAAGATTGCTTGTTAATTCTACTTCTGCCCGCGCCAATTTATTCAACTCAACAACCACAGCGTCCTTGCAAATTGAAGGCACTACGGCTGACACATCAGCTGTTCTTGCAGTTAGAGATACAGATACAGCAGCCGCTGGCCCATTCTTTATTCTTGCTCGCGCAAGGGGAACGACCGTTGGTAGCACGACCGTTGTGCAAAGCGGTGATGTTGCTGGATCAATTAGCTTTCAAGCCTCCGATGGAACTGAATTTGTTGAAACTGCAAGAATACAGTCTATTGTGGATGGCACTCCCGGGGCTAACGATATGCCCGGTGCGTTACTGTTTTCCACCACGACTGACGGTGGATCGTCAAGCACCGAACGTATGCGCATCGACTCCAGCGGCAACCTGCAATTCAACTCAGGCTACGGCTCTGTTGCCACAGCCTACGGTTGCCGTGCATGGGTCAACTTCAACGGCACCGGCACTGTAGCGATTCGTGCGTCTGGTAATGTGACGAGTATCACCGACAACGGTGTGGGCAATTATTTAATAAACCTTACTACAGCATTGCCTGATTCCAATGCTTCAGTGACTATCGGATTGGGCGCAGATAGCGGCAGCAGCGGAACAGGTGCTTGGGCGTCAAGAATTAACTCCATAAGCACAACAGTCATTCAAATTTTAAGCGCCAGACCTGATGGTAGTTATTCCGACGCATCAATCGCTTGCGTTTCCGTCCACCGCTAAAGGCCAACCATGAACTCAAGGATTATCTACCCCAACGACGATGGCGGCGTGTCCGTCATCGTGCCTGCTGCCGAGTGCGGCCTGACGATTGAACAGATCGCGGCTAAGGACGTGCCGGCAGGCAAACCCTTCCAGATCGTGGATGTCGCTGACATTCCGTCTGATCGCACGTTCCGCAACGCATGGGAGTACGCATGATCCAGATCAACATGACCAAGGCGAAGGCTATCGCCCATGATGCCCGTCGCGCTGCCCGTGCCGCTGAGTTTGAGCCGTTTGACAACGCCATTGCCAAGCAAATTCCCGGTCAGGTAGACGGTGCAGAAGCCGAGCGCCAGAAGATTCGTGACAAATACACGGCCATCCAAGCTCAGATGGACGCGGCCCAGACACCCGAGCAACTCAAAGCCTTGATGCCCAAGGAGTAAAAAATGCCCGCAATCATCAACAGCGACAACGGAGTCGTATCCGGCTCCGCAGGTTTGAAGACCTCTGGTGCCAACGACGGCATTCTGGTTTTCCAGACCAGCGGGACGGAAACCGCCCGCATCAACACGGACAGCCAGATTGTTGCTGTTGCAGGGACTGCTTCTCTCCCAGCCCTGACGTTCACTGGTGACCTGAACACCGGCATCTACTCCTCCGGCGCAGACGCAGTAAATTTCGCAGAGGGTGGCGTGGGTTTCGGGGTGGGGTACAGAAACATCCCGCCGTCTGGCACCAGAACCGGCTCGTACACCCTGGTCACGTCTGATGTTGGCAAATACGTTCAGATTGGCTCAGGCGGCTCCATCACCATTCCAACAGGCACATTTGCTGAGGGGGATGCGATCTCGCTTGCCAACAACACCACGGGCAGCATCACGATCACCTGCTCTGCCCCGACCGCGTATATCGCCGGGACGAACACGATCAAGACCTCGATGACGCTTGCAACACGCGGCGTGGCAACGGTGCTGTTTATCTCCAGCAGCGTTTGTTTTGTTACCGGAAATGTGACCTGATCATGTCTGGCATCATGCTCATGGTTGTGGGGCGGGAGCCTGGGTCATTCCAGTTTACCATCTCGTCCAACCAAACCAATGCCAACCTTCGTACCCTCGCAGTCAATGCCGGGTGGGATCAAACCACTAAAGTTGCCGCCACAATTGGCTCAGGCGTTTATATCAGCAGTAATTCGACAGGCACCCCCGCGCTTACTGTAAATGGCTCTTTCCCCAATGGAGTCGAGTTAACAAACAGCGGCTTCATTATTGGCAGGGGCGGTAACGGTGGTGTTGGTGCGGGCAACGGTGCTGGCACTGCGGGCGCAGCAGGGGGGCTAGCGCTTTCTGTGTCGTCCGCAATTTCCATCAACAACGCAGGGACTATTGGCGGTGGCGGTGGCGGCGGTGGCGGGGGTCGATATAGGTATCAAACTGACAGCAAAACAGGCACTGACACAATATGGGGTGGAGGCGGCGGGGGTGGTGGCCGAAGTAGTAATGCTGCTAACTCATCTGGAGGCGCAGGAGGCCCTGGTAACAATGGCGGCCCCTCTGGCTCCGCAGGTGGCACCGGAACTGTTAGTAGCGCGGGTGGCGGCGGTGCTGGCGGGAGTGCCGGCACTATAGGCGGGGCCGGTGGGGCGGGTGGCGGCTGGGGTTCTGCGGGTAGCACGGGAGGCCAAGGATCAGGCAGCACCGCAGGCGGTGGCCCCCAGAGTGGCGGCTCAGGAGGCGGCGCAATCACAGGAAATTCAAATATCACATGGGTTGCCTTCGGCACCCGTCTTGGGAGTATCACATGAGCATTCAGTACGGCTACGAAATCACCAGCGTCGATCAAACGGCGCGTTGCATGGAGGTGGTCTACACCGCCGCCGGGCGGCAGACCATGCACATCGGCGCACGGCTCCCCTACGAGGGCGAATCGCTTGAGGCTGTTGTGGCGATGTATGCCCCGGTGGCATATTGGTTGGAGCAGCAAGCGGCTGTCACGGCTCCGTCTGTCGGGGCTTCTGGTGTTATGGGGACGCCGGTTACCGAAACCCTTGCATCTGCCAAAGCCAAGCGGCTGGCAGAGATTGCCGCGTGGCGATACGAAAAAGAGGTGTCTGGCATCACTCATAACGGCGCTCAGATTCGCACCGACCGCGAGTCTCAGGCGCAGATCACCAGCGCATACACCAGCCTGAAAAATGGGCTGCTGACCTCTGTGAACTGGAAGGCCGCAGATGGCCAGTGGGTGGAGATGACGCTGACTGCGATTGAGCCTATTGCTGGCGCAGTCGCTCAACATGTGCAGTCTTGCTTCAACGCCGAGAAAGCGTTGGCGCAGCAGGTCAATGCCGCTCAAACCATCGAGGCCGTCAACGCCGTAACCATCGTATGACCAAGCTATTCATCAGCCTTTCTGAGCCGAGCTATGCGCGTCATTCTTTGACGACCGCAGCCGCACGGATTGGAGTAGAGGTGGTCGGTCACATTGACGGGCCTCATGTACTTGCGTTGAGCAATCGCACATCGCAGGCTCTGTCTCGGGTGGCTGGTGTCAACTTCATCAGCGCGTCTACCTTCGACATCTTGAGTGACTGCCGGGATCGTATTGACCACATGCCTGCGCTTCCTGCTGCGCAGTCTGAGGCAGATGTGCTGGCGATGAACTTTCCTGTGTTCGTCAAGCCCCGCAAGAACCTGAGAAAAGGCACCACGCCTTTGGCCTACACGCGCTGGGCCAGTGGCGCTGCGTTGCATTCGGCAAAGTGGCAAGAGTTCTCAACCGCAGAAGTTGAGTTGGGCGGGCTGGTGGCTCTACCGGATATGGGCAACCCCATGTCTTGCCTGGAAATTACCTTCGCGGTCAACGCAGACAGCGAGGTTTTTCTCATGCATACGTCAACGCATGGGTTTGCCGAGCACAACAGGCCGACGAACCTTGTGTCTGGTGCAACTGCGCCAGCAGACCTCATGTCTGCCATCCAGTCGTTCTGCACAACCCGGCAAATCCGTGGCGGCATCTTCAACGTGCAGGCAGTCGAGCATGGTGGAGCCTGGAAGGTCATGGACTGGAACACCCGACCCGACGGAACCTACGGTGTCGCCGCTGGCGCACACCCTGGGATGGCTGATGCAGGCTTGGCTCATATGCTTGGCCTGCCGGTGGTCGAGACGCCAGTTCACTTCGAGCTTCGCTCGTACTGGTCAAACATGATCCCCAACCACCGGGCCGATGAGGTTCGCTCGTACGGTTTGATTCCAAGCTGGGTGTGGCACCGTGATGCGATTGGCCGCGTCTACGGCATTGGCGACACAAAAGAAGAGGTACAGGCAAAGTTTGCCGCTTTTGAGGGGGCGATGCTGTGATTCGATTTCTGGCGGCGTTGCTGATATTTGCTGGCTTGGCCCATGCCCAGCCGCTGACGTTTGTCACGCTGACGGGTGCTGGCTCTTTGTCTGACACCGCCATACGTCAAGCCGCCCCTGAAATTGAAAAGCAAACGGGTCGCCCCGTTGTTGTGGTCAACATGCCCGGAGCAAATGGCTTGATTGGGGTTCGATACTTTTTGTCCCAGCCATCAGACCAAACTGTGTTGGTTGGAAATTCCTCAATCGGGTACTTGAAAGCAGTAGGGCAGTTTGATGGTCCTCTGATCCCACTTGCAGGGCTTACCAAAACCGATCTGGCTGTTTACACCAGTGACAAAAGCCCATTTGCTGCCGCCTACCGGGGATCAACGCTTCGTGCTGCATCCACATCGCCTATGACAAACATGAGCATCTGCATGTTTGATAGCCAGCATCGGACGGCAACGACCATCGTCCCGTATAAACAGTTTGGGCAGGCGTTAATCGACACAGTTGAGGGCCGCGTTGATTATGTGGTTGCCCCGTCTGGCGCAGCTTCATTGGAGGGAATGGTGAGCGCAGGCAGGTTGCGCATGGCGCATTTGCTTGGCCCAAAGTTTGGATGGAATGCGCTATTTGTCTCTGGCAATGGAATCAACGCACCTTGGCGGCAGGGCGTTCTCAATGCAGTCAAAGAAACCCGGTTTGTTGGATTGAACCGTTTTGATGCCACGGCAATCCAGATTACGGAAATCCAACAACAAGAGCACAACACAATCTCGAACTGCTTGAGAAGCACGGTTTGATGTATTTAGTATTGCCGGTTTTACCGGTAAGGCAGCCCACCAGCCTCTGATGGTGGATTTTGGGAGATACGCTATGGGCAACAACAAAGAGCCCCAGACCGTAAGCATTGAAGGCAAGGAATACAGGCTGGACAACTTCACACAGGAGCAAAAGATGTTGCTTGATCATTGTGTGGACTTGGACAGAAAAATTGCTTCTTGTCAGTTTCAATTTGATCAACTTCGAGTCGGCAAGGATGCATTCCTGAAGATGCTCCAGCAGTCTTTGGAAGAGCAACCTCAGTGAGGATTTGATGGAAACGCAGGCGATATTCAACGTGATTGTTGGAATCGCCGCCTTTTTTGGCGGCTGGGTCTTGAACAACATTACCAAGGCGATTGAGCGCCTGGACAAAGACGTTCGGGAGATGCCGCACAACTACGTCTCAAAAGACGACTATCACCGCGACATCGACGAAATCAAGGACATCTGCAAGCAGATCTTCAACAAGCTCGATCACAAGATGGACAAGTGAGTGCATCATGATCGACCCCATCACCGCTCTTGCTGCCATATCGTCAGCGGTCGAACTTGTTAAAAAAGTTGCCGCGACGGTTGATGATGTCACTTCGCTCGGGCCGGTGCTGGGAAAATATTTTGATGCCAAAGCTGACGCCATCGAAGTTGTTCAAAAGTCGCAGCAGGGTGAGTTCAAAGGGTCCGCTTTAGGCAAGGCGCTTGAACTGGAAATGGCCATTGAGCAGGCCAAGCAGTTTGAGGAACAGATCAAGATGCTGT